CAGCGCCACCTATGAAGCCAGCCGCAGCGAGGAAGCCAGCCACGCGGATATCGCGTGGGCGACCATGCACGCCCTGTTAAACGAGCCGCTTTCCGCCGGAAGCGGTATGCAATCAAGCTCCATTCTGGATATTAACTAAGATGAAAAAACGCCAAAAGAAACAGCCAAAGCAGACCAGCATGACCGCCAGCGCGCCGCAAAAAATGGAGGCGTTCACCTTTGGTGAGCCGTCACCCGTTCTGGATCGTCGCGATATCCTAGACTATGTCGAGTGTATCAATAACGGCAAATGGTACGAGCCGCCGGTCAACTTCTCGGGACTGGCAAAAAGCCTGCGCGCAGCCGTACACCACAGCTCCCCGATTTACGTAAAGCGCAACATTCTGTCCAGCACCTTTATCCCGCACCCGTTGCTGTCCCGTCAGGACTTCAGCCGCCTAGTGCTTGATTATCTGGTGTTTGCCAACGGCTATCTCGAAAAGCGCATGAGCGTGACCGGCCAGCTCCTGAAGCTGGAAACCTCCCCGGCCAAATACACCCGCCGTGGTGTCGAGGATGGCGTTTACTGGTACGTGTCGAGCTTTACCAATCCGCACCAGTTCGCCCCCGGGTCGGTGTTTCACCTGCTTGAACCTGATATCAATCAGGAGCTCTACGGGATGCCGGAATACCTGAGCGCGCTTAATTCCGCCTGGCTGAATGAATCCGCCACGCTGTTTCGTCGCAAGTATTACCAGAACGGCGCGCACGCGGGTTACATCATGTACGTGACCGACCCGGCGCAAAGCAGCACCGACGTCGAGGCACTGCGCTCCGCGATGCGCAACTCGAAAGGGCTCGGGAATTTCAAAAACCTGTTTTTCTACGCCCCGAACGGGAAACCGGACGGCATCAAGATCGTGCCGCTGAGTGAAGTCGCCACGAAGGATGATTTTTTTAACATCAAGAAGGTGAGCGCCGCTGACCTGCTCGACGCGCACCGCGTGCCGTTTCAGCTCATGGGCGGCAAGCCTGAAAATATCGGCTCGATGGGCGATATTGAGAAGGTGGCGCGGGTGTTTGTGCGTAACGAGCTCACGCCGCTGCAGGAGCGTTTCAAAGAGATAAACGACTGGCTCGGGACGGAGGTGATCCGCTTTAAGGATTACAACATCGAGACCGATTAAACCCGCATAAAATGCCGCCTCCGGGCGGCACATCCTCAGGGCTCACCAGACGCCGCATACGCCACGCAACCCCACCACCGTCTCACGATTCAACCTCATCGCTCAGCGCGCCACCACGACGCGCACAGACGCGCAAAATAAATCCTGTCACCACGTCTGGCGCGCAGTGCTATCCCCGCCTCGCCTGCGCACTTAACGGGTCGCTTTTAATGCAGGTGCATCAGGAGCTCCGAGCCGCGCCAGCACTGGCGGCGCACGGCCAGAACGGGCAAGCCTGACGCATGCAAAACCATGCAGCTATTGCATGCACAGCTTATTTATTGATAAATCATCTTAAATTTACAAAAATCACGAACGTTGGCTATTTCCAAACATGATAGCCTCTCGATAATTATCGAGTCTATTTTTGAACGGAGAAAGATATGCAAGGTGAAGTTGACGAACAGCAACCCAATGAGATTGGCGCTGAGTTTGGATACTATCCAGTAGAAGTTAATATTGAAGCTGAAAATTTTTCTTTACATACTTTACCCGGCCTCGCTGAGAAAGTAGAGCGCGTTAACAATGACAGAAATGTGGTTAATGGCTGGATATACCCCGGAAACCAAGAGGTATATAATTTTAATGGCGGCATATCCGCAATGCCTTATAGTCGCCGAGTATTCGGCATGCCAAAAACGCACATACTAAAATTAAAAAATACATCCTCGCTAGAAACTCTCAACTTTGTTGTGTGGTGCCTTTCTTTTTTCAGGGGGATGAGACTAACAACCACCGATGCTGGTTTTTTAGATGCAACCCCCATAAAGCCTGCTAAGTTAACAGACTTTTTTCTCGGCAGATGCTCTGAAAAAGCAATCATAGAATTGGCTCTCAATTACATATCTAGCGAGCAAAAAACTGAGAGTTCACCAATAAAAATAGCGGCGGTGGTGCACGCACTATTTTTATCTCACAACCCACAATACCTTTCCTTTGAAAAATTCCAGTATCTTTATATGGCACTGGATGGTTGCTTTGCTTTAGCGTGGGCAGAAAAAAACAAGTGCCCTGAAAAAACTCTAAATCACTCCAGGCGGTTAAAGTGGCTGTGCGAAACTTATGGCATACCACGACCTTCATGGGTCTCAGGCAAAAAAAATATTACAACCATCCGCAATGATAATTTTCATGAGGCTATTTTCTATGGTCAACCGCTTGGTTTCTCCAGTGTTAATAACGGTCAATATGGTGATGATATATTAAGAGAAATGCAGGCTCTGGTATGTCGCCTACTAGCAGCATTACTCTCTGTAACTGATTATACGTATATCAAATCTAAGGTCGACTCGGTAGACTACCATTCATTAAAACTAAATTAACACTAACGCCTCGCCGGGCTCGTTGTTCAACACCACCGGCACTGAAAGCAAGTTTCAGCACCGGCGCTGTTTTTATGGTCGCCGTGGTGGCTGACATTTGGGCATGTTTACCGGTGTGATCGCATATGATTTCGGATTGCTGATGTCGCTAAATCGGCGATGGTTTTCTCTCACTACGCCTGCACACTCGACCAGCTCGTCAGGGGTCAGATTCTCGTTAATCATAATTTGCTGCAGGCGATGCACAACGGCCATCAGCTTAATGTTGTGTTTCGAATGCACTGGCGGTGCTGGCATCATTCGCGTATGGCTCATTTTAACCACCCATTTTTTTTAGCATCGGCGACCAGCTCGTCTGAATATTGCCATACACCATCATCGGCCACGAAAGCCCCAGCCGAAACGCCGTTAAGTGTTTCATATCCAATAGCCAAACCTAACGGATGCAAAATTTCGTGATTAATTCTGAAAACCAGACCTTTATCGCTAAGTTCTTTCCAGTTCAACAAGGACATACCGCAAGGTTCATCCTGAACAAGTAACTGGACGCTCAACATCACATAGTTTCCCACCCACACCGTCAAATCAGTGACGTCTGTGACCCTTACCGATACACGTTTCCCGGTATATCCAGTCTCAGGATCCCACTCATGTAACCGGAGAACATCACCACATGAATAATCGCGGTCATTGATACGAAATTCAGCGCGTTTTTCCCCTGACTTCACAGCTTCAAAATGCTCTGGTGCGATTTTTAAGTCATGGATTTTGGTCATTAACTTCACTCCTCTTGCATTGAAAATCCCGGCCACCCATCAGCGGCCGCGTATTTGAATTTTTTATCGCCATAAATCACCGTTGCCCCACGCGCCAGTGCATCGAGCTCCCACCGTTCCGGGGTAATGCCCTCCTGAGCTAAATCGAAACGAATTTTTGCGACGCGATCCCTCTCGGGCTTTGTCATCCTGGCTGATGGCGCTTGCTCGCTGGTTTTGAGCGGCACATTGTTTTTTTGCTGCCGATGTTTGCGCTGTGAGCCAGCTTTTAACGCCCCGTTAAGCACCTTCACGACTTCCGGCTCATTCCAGCCGATAACCCCGCGCTCAATCAGATTTAACACCGCTGCGGCTTGCTCAGACGGTGTGGGGGTCATAACTGGATCGCCACCGCCGGTGAGCTTTCCACAGTTATTGACAGGACTCCGAGGCGCGGCAGAGCCGCTTTTTAAGGTCAAAGGCTCAACGGCCAAAACCTTTGGAACAATGCGCCATTCGGCTGTACGGGTTACATGGACACGGTGCGCCCCGAGGTGAGGGGCATAAATCCCGACCACTCTCTCGATATCTTCCTCGTATTCGTTGACCTCATCCGTCACCTTACGGGCGACCCTGACGGCCTGAGCATCACGCGGCATGTTTGCCCCGCCCTGCGCGATGATATACAGGTCAAAATCGCCCTTATCTGCAGCCGCTCGCGCGGCCTCGACACGGTCGTCAAACTCGCTGGCGATACTCACGCCGCGCGGCAGCTTGCGCAGTTCGCGGTACGCTCCCATTGTCGGCAGGCCGATTGGTTTAAATTGTGGGATGCGCCATGTAGACGCCCATGCGGTGACGGCGGCGGCTGTATCTTTCAGGGGCTTGCCGGTGTCGTGGTCGAGCTGGCCGTCGAGTGCGTAGCCGTCGATATTTTTGGCAATGTATTTAGCGATATAACCCGCCGCGCCGCCCTGATTAAGATGACGGGACTCAAAGCGCTGTTTTGCCGCGCCCTTTTCGTGGCCGTCCTCTTTGAGGGCATAACGACGCATAATTTCGTTAATGGCTTTACGCTGACCGGGTTTGCAAAACAGCATCATGTGCCAGTGTGGCGTGCCGTCGTGGTGCGGTTCGACTACGCGCATCCCGTACACTTCCAAATCGTTATCCTTGAAAGCGGTACGCATCAGGCTCCAGATTCGGCAGAGATAGCGCTGGCCGTCTTTTGGCGTGAATGCGGTTTCGTTCCAGCCGTGATTGAGCTGAACCGTTTTGCTTTCGCCTTTGCCGACCTGTCGGGTCGGATGATATTTCGATGGCGTGGTCAGGGTGATAAACATCCCCACGTCACCGGCGCTGGCCGCGTAGCGCTCAATCCCGGCGATAGTATTCATCAGCTCCATGCGACGTATTTCAGGGTTTGAAATACTCCCCATGACCTTGCTTATGAGGTCGATACGCTCGCCGGTGACTTTGTTTTCGAGCTCGCAGGATTTGAGGTATTCGAGATTAGCCAGGCGGCGCGCGTGAACATCGCGGATCGCCATTTTACTGGCGTAGGGTGAACGGTCTTTATTGACTTCACCGGCAGCGATGAGCAGCGCCTCGCGCCAGCGCATCCGCTGCGCCTTGAGCTGGTTAACCCACCACTCATCCTTAATCAGACGTGAAATAGCGGAAAATGCCATGCGGATCGTCATCTGACCCTTACGGTATTTTTTCCAGTACATCGGGGTGAAGTTGAAAGCGCGCGCGATACCGGCAACCTTCCCGTATAGATGCGACTGCGCCTCATCAGTGAAAAGGGTTTCTTTGCCACCATGCGCTTGTGCCCAGGCGTCGCTCAATTCCTCGTATCTGCTCCAGAGCTGCGAGGCTATTCTGGCCGCAAATTTTCTGAGCTCTTTGTCGTTCATATCCGGCAGGCGTGCATATTCATCCCGCGCAAACATAAAGCCAATCGAGGCGGATTCATTCATCCCGCACAGCTCATTAACACGCTCAAGACGCGGCAACAGCTTGCGCTCAAAAGTGTTTTTGAGGAAATACAGCCCACCCAAAGGGCTCTTTGTGCGGCGGATGAAGTTATAACGCGAGGTAAACAGCGTCTGCAGGAAAAACGGCAGGCGGTCAATCCGGTTTAAAACACCTTGCACCTGACGGAGTTCGGCACGTGTAAGGGGTCTGTCGCGGCCAATGGCCTCGCGGGATTTGTTCCACGGATAAGCACCGACGAAATTCTCACCGGTGCTTTTGGGTAGTGGCGGGGGGGGCGAGGGGGCAACGCGCCCCCGGTTCTCAGCGGCCATTAGCAGTGAATGCTTCCAGACATTTTTGACCTATCTGCTCGACCTGCTTCTCTAACTCTGAAAACTGACAAGCTTCACCGGTTAAAATGTTATGCAGCACCAGACCTGAAACGAGCTTGTTTATTGTCGGATAAAAACCAACAGTATCTAGCCACTCCTTACCGGCACTTTTTCCAGACTTAGCGATTTTCTTTTCCTGCAAAATAAACTGAAATTGGTCGCTGGTAATTACGAATTTATTATCGATAACAATATTAATGCTCATAATATCCCTGATAGTTTATTGCTGATTCAAAATAGAATTGTGCAGCTTTTCGGATTCCTGCCCCAACAGCTCGATGATTTCCGTGCGGTTCATTTCAGACTTGCAAATGTGAGCTATCAGAGAATCAAGCGCAGACGCGAACCGGGTCGCGGTGACTAGCTGCGCCTCGACTGCGGCCTGCGCTAACAGGGCTTTCATATTGTTGCGAGGCACTGATATTTCTTTATTCATTTACACGGCTCCAGACAAAAGAATGTCCCACGCATTCAAGCGCGTAAAAAGGTTTTCTATTTAATTAATGCAAATATTGCTCAGGCTTAACCGAGGTTAAAATAGTTGGGGCATATTCAAACAAGCTGAATAATTCACGTAGTGCTCGGAATAGTTGCTCCCGCCAATAACATAAATCTTCATTAACGCGCCAGTAAGGCTGATTAAATTCCTTCTCAGTTAATCCGGCATGAAGAAATAAAGTGCGGCGCTGACTTACCGTGAGATAACTTATATACGTCGATTCACTGGCTCCGACCTGACGACGTTTAGAAAACGCACCGCGCAGCTCATCAATCGCGCAGGCCAGACGCTCGCGATCAACATCGTTCATTTCTTCAAAACGCATGGTCGCGTGACGCTGTTTAAGCTGAGCATGAAAACAGACCGTCAGGCGGTCGCGTTCCATCATCTGATTATAGAAATCGCAGGAGTCCTGCCAGCGTGGTTCTGCCAGATGCTTACCGATTACTACGCGCAGAGCTGCAGGTTGTTTTTGAACTAAACCAAGAGTCATCACAGCCATTTTGACACCTCTTTGATTTTCATGATGCGCTTAACAACGACGGCCAAAATACCAGGCTTACGGGTACGGATGATGATGCCTTTACGCCCCCGACCATGGGTGATCGTGAAATTAATCGGGTTCGGGCTTTCGTTACGGAGTAACTGAGCGATGCAACGTGGTTCTTTCATAGTCATAGCCCCATCCACAACAACCACGCATCACGCTGCTCTACCGGGCGGTTATAAAACGCTTCTCGCACACCGCGATTGAACTCAGGTACATAAACCAGCTTGTCACCGGCGCGGGCTTTTGGTTTTGTCGGATCGCGGAATTCGACAACAGGCAGTTTGTTTTTTTCAATCATTGCAGCTACTGCGGTGCGGGGTTTTCCTAGCAGTTCTGCGAACTTATCGGGGTGCACCGCATCAAGCGGGTACTGAATAACGTAGTCATTCGCTTCCATTACAGTCTCCATTCTCATCTGGTTACATGCTAACCTTGCAGGATCCAGCGGCTTAAAAACGGCTCAGGATGCTTCCTGAGGTGCTGGACTCATGCCCGAAAAGGTAATCCATTGATTACCTAGATGGGGAATATAAGTCACCAATAGGTTACTGTCAAATGCAGACATTTGAAAAATTAAAAGCCATCAGAAAAGCCGAAGGGTTAACTCAGACTAAATTCAGTGAACTGAGCGGGATAGCTTTAGGAACAATCAAGAACTATGAAAGTGGGCAAAAGGAGCCAGGGTTAAGTGTTGTGCTTCGAGTGACTAACGCTCCCCTCTTTCAGAAATACACGCTTTGGTTAATGACAGATAAAACCGCCCCGCAAGCTGGTCAGATCGCACCGGCTTTCGCACACAATGGGCAAGAACCAACAAAATCAGACCACTCCGAGAAGAAGATTGGCTAACTATATATAAGCATTACATTTTCACTATTTGTTACCAAGATAGTTACAACCCCACCGGAGGGCTTTCTTATGTCAATTAAGAAGCTTGATGATGGGCGATATGAAGTGGACATTAGACCGCGTGGGCGCGAAGGACGTCGCATCCGCCGGAAGTTTGAAAGAAAAGCCGAAGCGGTAGCATTCGAACGCTATACGTTGGCGAACGCTAATACTAAAGAATGGGCGGGTAAGCGAGCTGATCGCCGAACGCTTTCAGAATTGCTGGACGTATGGTGGAAGTACTACGGCCAGAACCATGAGCGCGGAACGAAGGAGTTTAATCATTTGCTTAAAACCATCGGTGATATGGGTGACATACCTGTTACAAGGTTAAGCAAAAGAATACTTATGGATTACCGTTCAACGCGGCTTAGTGAGGGTGTAAGCGCATCGACGATAAACCGTGACATGTACCGCTTATCAGGCATGTTCACGAAGCTGATTCAACTTGAAGAGTTTGCGGGCGCGCACCCCGTTCATGGTCTGCCACCATTGGCAGAGGCTAACCCGGAAATGGCTTTCCTAAACAAAGCGGAAATTGCGCTGCTGCTTAAGTCATTTACAGGAGATGACCTGCTGGTTGCCCTGTTGGGGATTAGTACCGGTGGACGATGGTCAGAGCTGGTAACACTCAAACCAGCACAGATAGTAAACGGGCGCGTAACGTTCCTGAAAACCAAAAACGGGAAAAAGCGCACTGTACCGATTTCTTCTGAGCTTGAATCGCTGATAAAGAAGAAAGCCAGCGGGAATCTGTTCAACGTCGATTATGTGAGTTTTTGCAAGGTGCTCAAGATGGTTAAACCCGATATTCCTGCAAATCAGGCAACGCATATTTTGCGTCATACCTTCGCAAGTCATTTCATGATGAACGGGGGTAACATCATTGCATTACAGCAAATACTGGGTCACGCAAACATCCAACAGACGATGACCTATGCACATCTTTCGCCGGAGTACCTGCAAAATGCCGTTGCATTGAATCCGCTTTCAGGAGGAATATCGCTGTAGGTTCTGCTCACCCCGGAGTGTCCACATTGCGTCCACACTTCGGGGTATTTGAAACGGTTCCAGATGGTTGCAGCTTTTTTTAACTTACTGTTTTTATTAGTGGATGTTTGTAAGTGATTGATAAACCACACCCACGCATTATATGGTAAAAGCCAGCAATGCTGGCTTTTAGTATATACATCATTGGATTACTGGCGACTGTCATTTGCCTGGCGCAACAGCGTGCGGCTTTCACTCTGGAAACGCGTGGCGTAATCGCCGAACCAGTGCTCCACTTTGCGGAAGCTGTCGATAAACGCCTGCTTGTCTCCGTGCTCCAGCAGCGTAATGGCTTCGCCAAAGCGTTGATAGTAGCGCTTGATCAGCGCCAGGTTATTTTCAGACGACATGATGATGTCGGCGTAAAGCTGGGGATCCTGCGCAAACAGACGCCCGACCATCGCCAGCTCAAGACGATAGATGGGTGAAGAGAGCGCCAGCAGCTGTTCAAGCTGCACGTTCTCTTCCGCCAGATGCAGGCCGTAGGCAAAGGTCGCAAAGTGGCGCAGCGCCTGAATGAACGCCATGTTCTGATCGTGCTCGACCGCGCTGATGCGGTGCAGCCTCGCGCCCCAGACCTGAATCTGTTCCAGGAACCATTGATAGGCTTCCGGCTGACGGCCGTCGCAGTAAACCACCACCTGCTTTGCCAGGCTGCCGCTGTCCGGGCCAAACATCGGGTGCAGCCCGAGTACCGGGCCCGTATGCGCAGCCAGCATCGCCTGCAGAGGACCGTTTTTAACGGAAGCCAGATCCACCAGAATGCAGTCTTTTGGTAAAGGAGGAAGCTTCCCGATGATCTGCTCCGTCACGTGGATCGGCACGCTGACGATAACCATTCCGGCATCTTTCATCAGTTCCGGTGCTTGTGCCCAGTCCTCTTTTTCCAGAATGCGCACCTGATAGCCAGAAAGCGTCAGCATTTTCTCGAACAGACGCCCCATCTGCCCTGCTCCGCCAACAATCACCACCGGACGCAGGGACGGACAGAGGGTTTTAAAGCCCTTGTCGTTTTCGCTGGAATAGGATTCCCGCATCACGCGACGCAGAACATCTTCAATCAAATCCGGCGAAACGCCCAGCGCCTGCGCCTCTTTACGACGGGAGGCCAGCATTGATGCTTCGCGCTCCGGGACGTAAATCGGCAGGCCGTATTTGCTTTTCACCTCACCGACTTCGGCAACAAGCGCCATGCGGCGCGCCAGCAGGTCCAGCAGCGCCTTATCCACTTCATCAATTTGATCGCGCAGTGCGGTCAATTCAGCAACCATAACTACCCTCTTAAGCCAGACGCGTCGCCAGCTGGCCGCTTAAATCTTTATGGATCTCACGCAGCAGCGCATCGGTGGTTTCCCAGCTGATGCAGGCATCCGTCACGGAGACGCCGTGCTTCATCGCGCTGCGCGGCTGTTCTGATGACTGATTACCTTCATGAATGTTGCTCTCAATCATCAGGCCGATAATCGAACGGTTTCCGTCTTTGATCTGCGCTGGCTGGCGACGGTAATCTTTATTCGAATTACCATGACTGCAATCTACCATCAGTGCCGGACGCAGTCCCGCCTGTTCCATCTCTTTTTCACACTGCGCCACGTCCGCCGGGCTGTAGTTTGGCGCTTTACCGCCGCGCAGGATCACATGACCGTCCGGGTTGCCCTGCGTTTGCAGCAGGCACACCTGGCCCGCCTGGTTGATCCCAACAAAGCGGTGCGGCATGGCGGCGGCGCGCATGGCGTTGATCGCCGTCGCCAGGCTGCCATCGGTACCGTTTTTAAAGCCAACCGGCATCGACAGGCCAGACGCCATCTCACGGTGGGTTTGCGATTCAGTCGTACGCGCACCAATTGCGGACCAGCTAAACAGATCGCCCAGGTATTGCGGGCTGTTTGGATCCAGCGCTTCGGTTGCCAGCGGTAGCCCCATGCTGACCAGTTCCACCAGCAGGCGACGCGCAATCTTCAGGCCTGCTTCCACATCAAACGAGCCATCCATGTGCGGATCGTTGATCAATCCTTTCCAGCCAACCGTCGTGCGTGGCTTTTCAAAATAGACGCGCATCACCAGGTAGAGGCTATCGCTGACCTCCTCCGCTAATGCTTTAAATCGACG